CATATGCTACAGTTGATGCTCCTAATCCAGTTGTTAAACTTGTCCAACTTCCAGAAGTAGTTCCTCTATGTATATCACCACCTCGTGCTGCAATTATTTGCCCATTAAATACTATAGAACAATCTACAACTTTACTAGTATTACTAGATCCTTCTGGAACTATGCTACTATTATATAATGCTGTGCCTCCAACTCTTCTATACCCACCTTTAATATCAGGTTCAAAGTTTTGTAGTATAAGTGCTTCACCAGGAGCCATGGAGAATACATCTTTATTAAGTGTTAAACCTCCAGCACAACTCACTACGAATGGTGAAATTAAATCTGTAGTTGGCATTTACTACCTATCTGACATTACGTTATATACTCTGACATCAGATCTCATATAATCTGCTTTAGTAGAGTAATCTGTTTTTAATAATCTTAATTTTCTTTGGTAATCTCTATCTGCTAATTGTGCATGCTGTGGATCTGATCTTAACATGTATGTATAATATTTTGATCTATCAGTTATTAAACCTCCAAATCTATCTGGTAATGCCATATTATCTCCGTGTGCGGATAAGTCTGTATGTGTAGTGTAGTAGTTATATGCTAATGTCATTTCATCACTACTCGGTATTGGAGTTACACCAAATGCTGTAAAGTTTGGAAGTATAAAAACTTTAGCTGGTGTTCCATATACATCACTATTATTTCTATCATCTATAGATTTATAATTTTGTAAGTAATCATCATAAGATATATATAAAACTTTTTGTCTAGTAGTATCACTTCTAGAACATCTAATATAATCTACATCTAATTGTACACCATCTGATTCTACATATATAAAAGAAGATTTTGCTGTAGCTGTAAATGTAGTATTTAATATAGCACCTTGTCCAAAATCAGTTACACCTATTGTAGTATTTAAATTTTGAGTACCACCTGCTGATGTACCAACTCTAACAATTAATGCACTTGATGAACTGTTAGGACTTAATACTCTAATTTGTAATTTATATTCTTTGTTTACTATAGTCTCAACAGATTGATATGCTGCTGCATCATTTAAATTTAATCTACCATTACCACTAGTTGTATGTGATGGTGAACCATCTCCAGTTGTCCAACTAGTTATATTAGATGCAAACTCACCGTTAGTAACTAATTCTCTTGGGCCTATAGTAAATGAATCTCTATCTATCTTTCTAAAGTCAGCTGGAAAATCATATTCACCATCTCCAGTTGTTAAATTTTGTGTAGTTCTAGAGTATAATAAAGGTATTTCACTTGCTTCATTATAAATATCGTGAATACTTTTATTTACAAAATCTTTAATAGCAGTCTGTATTCCTCTACTAGAGGCAAACGTACTTGAAGTTAATTCTGTTTCGTTTAGTTCCCTAAGAACTCTATTTGTCAGTGTTAGGTAAGTTGTTGCCATTTTGTAATAATTCTATTATTTTATCAAGTTTTTGTTCTTGATTATTAATTCTATTTTCTAAATTACTCATCCTTACTTTATTTGGATCCATAACAATTCTTTGACCTGTGCTTGCATTAGTTTTTTTTCTTAAATCATGTATAGCCATTTTATTTATTCTCCTAGTTTGTAAGGGGTATTAAATTAAGGGGGATATAAATACCCCCCTTAAAATTATACAGTATTATACTGCTGTGTCGTGTTGAGTAGCTGTATTTCTGTCAGTTTCATCAATACCTGAAACATCACATAGAATAGCAAAAACACGGATTTTACCCGCACTTGAAGCTGCTCCAGCCATTAACGCATCAATTGTGTCTGCTACTTTTGTAGTCAATACAGGTGCTGCATCAGCAACGTCTCTTGGTGCATAAGCTGCACCAGTAGCATCGTAAGCATCAACGAAAGCATCTGGATCTGAAAATCCTGCTGCACTTCCTGTGATACCAATATCAATAACTACAGAGCTTGAACATGCTGTTAGTACCTCTAGTCCTGCGTGTAATACTACACTTTCTGCAGGAACGTCAAGACATCTAATAACATCATTCTGAGCTGTACCTGAGTCTCCATTAATTGCAGAGACATCAATTGTGTTTTCTATCATATAAGGTGTTCTGCCATTTGCAGAATGTCCAGCTGTTCCGCCAGCACCTGTTACATCATAAGTTGCCATAGTTTTCTATCCTCCTAGGATTAACCTATTGTTATAACGCCTCTTTGAACCGCTTCACTTCTAAGGATTTTTCTTCCAAAGACATGCAGTCCTCTGACAACGTCTGCGAATGAATCAGGGTCTCTGATCAATTCTGTTTTTGCGATATGATTTACTGTTGCAACTCCTGACATGTGTCCGTATACAAAAGCATACTCATTAGATCCAGCAGATCCAAAAGTATGTGATGAAGCACTTCCACCTGATACAGCAATAGCGTTTGATGAGTACATATTAAAACCAAATAATGGTCTGTCTGTAACTTTACCATTTCTGATTTGTGATGCACCACCATCGTTCATTACTGATTGGTCAGATAGTTTTCCGCCTGCTTTTCTTAATTGCTCAAAAAATTCAGGTGCGGCAACTAGCCATCTATTTTCTTCTGGCACATCATTTTTATCCAGGTTCTTTTTCAGTGTTGATACTAAGTTAGCCAAAGTATCTACAGCTGCGTCACCATCAATTGGTGAACTGTCAGTTCCTGCACCCGTACCATCTGTAGCATTGTCGTATATAAACTTCAATACATTGTAGTCGTAGCTTTTCTTTAATGAATATGCACCTGAAGAGGTTGCAAGAGCTTCAAAGTTTACATGAGATTGTCTTTCTTCAATATCATCTACTTTAAAAGCAAAGTATGAACCTTGATCGACAGTCATAGTTATTTGGTCATCTGCTAATACTTGTGTATCAACTGTTTGACCTCTAGCATAATCTTTAACTGTGATCGTAGGCTCTTTGATTATCTTTACTGTGTCACCAAAGTTTTCAATTTCTCCAGCGTAATCAGTGTTAGTAATATCTTCTACCACTGATGCTCTTCTGAAGAACTTTTGAACTTTCTGACTAAAGATTTGTGGAGTAAAATTACCTTGTGCAAGGTTTTGATATCCACTACTGTTTGTAAAAGCCATAATGCTTCTCCTTATTGTTTAGTTAGATTGTTTGTTATTGTTCAATCCTACCTTCTAAACGAGCAAGGTCAATCTCCTTTTCAAATTTTTCAAACTGATCGGGTTTTAAATTACCAATCTCACGAGTTGTCCAAATTTTCTTCTTTGGTAAATCAGAATCAACAGCTCTTCTAGTTTTAGAAATTGCTTTAGCAGCTTCTTTTTTAACATCCTTTTCTTCTTTATTAGTTAGTTTACTTAAACCACGATCCATTTTATATAGATCAATAGCCCTTGAAGCTAACTTAGCATTAGATGTATTTTCATACAACCAACCTTGAATAGTAGGATCTTGTTCTTCAGCCCATTTATGGAAATCATCTTTTGAACGAATTTCACTAAAATCAGGATGAAGTTTTAAAAGTTCTACTTCAGCTTTTTCTTTTGCAATCTGTTCTTGTTGTACTTGTAAACTTTTAAATTTACTTTCTAACTCGTTAGATTGAGTAGTAGCCTTATTCATTGCTATAGTTTCTACCATAGAATAAACATCGGGGTACTCTTTTCTCCACGCCTCTAATTCATCTTTTGATTTAGGGGGTGTGAATTGCTTGTTGTTAGATTCTAATTGCTTAGTCAAAGAATGAAGTTCATCCTTGTGTTTATTAAGTGTAGAATCATAATGCTTTTTTAAATCGTCATAACGTTTCTTAAAAGCACGATCTTCAGCGTTGACAGGGCGTTCAGCGATAGGAGTAGCCTTTTGATCTGTTGGTTCTGCAGTCTCTTCAGATGCATCGGTGTCCTTCTGTTCGGTTGCTGTTTCTGCTTTCTCTCTTTGTTCTCTATGATACTTAGTTAGTTCACCTTTAGCAAATGCCTCAGTTTCAGGATCTTCGTTTCCACGATCCTTACTATATGGATTTGTATTAGATAATACTGTCTTAGTTTCTTGAGAAACTTTCTTTTCTTCTTCCATTACTTTTTACCTATTGGTTGAGTGCCTTATGGATAAGGGTAGCTCTAAACTGTTTTACTAGTTAGTGGGCTAGTCATTATACCTTGACTAGGTGGCACGGTGTTAGTTTCGTCTTGTTTTCGAATCAAGTTTTTAAAATTATCAACTGATCCAAATCTATCAACAATAATACTTGAAGGTACACTTACTGTGTTTTCGTTTATACCAAACTCAGGAAATATATCCTGTCCAAATATTCTGCTGAATACATTTTTAAGAGATGGAGTTAAGTGCATATTTAATACTTGCTTATCTGTATCTCTCAAATTCTCTAAATTTATTTGCGGTATTCTTTCTTCCGCTAATTCTTTTTCCTCTATCTTAGGTTGAGGCTGTTTAATATTTCCTAACTTAGGAGGATTAACAGCTGCAGGTTTTCTATTCATTATACCTGTAGTAGTAAATGCTGTTTGATTAGTTATTGGTTGTCCTCTATAATCTACTGCCATTATTCTCCTCCACCTGGATCAAATGGATCACTGTAAGAAGTATCATCACCTGGTGTACTTTCTCCTCCAGAATAACTATCTCTAGTTTCATTTCTATATGCACTTTCTATAGCTCTAGCATCTCTATTAGCTTGCCTTTGCTGTGCACCCGTTACATCACCAATATTAGTTGTTCTTTCTTTTAACTCTTCACTAGCTGTAGTTTTAAATTGCTGTTCAGCTTTTTGTTTATTTTCTCTATCAATTAATTCTTTTAAATTTCTTCTTTTCTCTACTTGTTGATTATATTTTTTTGCATCAAACATTGGACTAGTAGGATCATACTTAGCAAACTTACCTAGACTTTCATCTATTGTATCAATTCTACCTTGTGCAGCACCTGCTAAACCATAACTAGGATCAAAAGGATTACCATATACTAAATTATAATTTGACATACCTGGTATATCATCAACTAATGTAGACATTTCTGGATCTGCATAAAATTGTTTAATAGCTCTTATCTCTTCGCTTTCTTGTGGTAATATTTTACTTAATGCTTTTACTACACCTTTAGCTGCGTTACCATATGGTATCATAGCTAATGCTATAGTTTCCATAACTGATTGGGTACGAGTTTTCTTTTTACCCTTAGCTTCCATAGCTTCTGGTGTATAACTTTGTAAATTTTGTTTGTCTACAAATGATAAATTCATATCATTATCTGCATTATTTTCCATCTCGTTAATATATCTATATATATCACTACCACCATCTGAAGTATCAGTATCTGTATCAGTATTTGTATCTTCACTAGCTGGAGTTTCAAATCTAGATTTATACTCACTTACTACTGGTGAAGTAGATACAACTTTTCTAGTT